TTTGCATCTCCTATAGCAGTTTGTAATTGTTCTAAAAATGTTTTACCCGCCGCTTCTACAAACGGCGCAGGGAAAGTTGATGAACTAACTGTTTGTACCATTATACTACCTTGCTCTCCAGGTTCTTCATGAGATCATACATTCTCTGAGCACCTTTATTGACACTACCACCACCTGCAGCTCTGACTGCATCAGCAGTAAATACGAATTCGTTATTTGATAACATCGCTGGGATATCATCTGCTTTTTCTTTTACACCAACTGGTGGTATAAATCCACCTGTTTCTCTAAGATCTAATTCTTTAACACCCTTTGAATTTTGTCTAACAGGTAGTCCTTCAATGCCACCTGCCTGCATAGCATTTTCGCTAGCTGTATCACCCATAGCTCTCATTATTCTACCACCCATAGCTTTATTTTCAGAAAGTATTCTTCTAGCTTCCTCAATTGCTTCTTGTTGAGAAAAACCTCTTTCTCGAAGTTCTGATACAAGTTCCATAAATCTATCTTCACTACCAGAGGCATAACCAGCTCTACCACCATCAGCCATATTTCCTACAGGCACCGTTTGATCATCAGCTCCTTCAACTAATGCACTTATTCTTACATCATAATCTTCATCAGATTCATTACCACCTTGAGGGTACAGTCTTCTAAATTGCACATTAAGTTGCTCGTTTACTTGTGCTTGTCTTTGAGCAAAATCCATATCTGATTCACCTGGTTGTCTTTCTTTACTAGCTAATAAACCAGTAATGACTGCACCAGTTCCACCTATTTTTAATGCATCCATAGCAGCACCAGTGCCTGTTTTAGCACCACTTAAATTTAAAAGACTTAAAGGATTTCCAAACATAGCATTACTGCCACCAAAAAATGTACTAGCACCACCTTTAAAAAGAGCAGGTGCAAAGTTTAAAGCAGCTAAAGCCAGTAAAGGATTTTTCTTAACCGTTTTAGTAACACCTTTAACAGCTTTCTTAACACCTTTAACAATTTTACCTAAAAAATATCCTTGCCTTGGAACAGTTTGAATTATTCCACCTTCAGCCATATATTTTTGCGTAAGTCTTTCAGCTTCATCTCTTAACATATCCATTTCTTCTTCTGTTAAAAGTCTTAAATCTTTACCAAATAATTGTAAGGATAATTCATTTAAAGAATCTGTCATGTCTGGTTCAGAGGCCATCATCTTAGTAGGTGTTAAATCACCCTTTAATTTTATGTTGGGTGCTCCTGCCATGAATTCTTTTGCTTTTTTAGTATCTGTTAATGCCATAATTTTGTCTAAATTTAGTTTATAGGGCAGGTGTACTTATCCTGAAATATCACACTTTATTTGATTTTTTTACTATCGTCAACCTGTTTTAAGTTGTCAAAGAACCTACCACAGAACTGATGTTCACCTACATGGGTTATATAATCCATAATATATAGATATACTTTACCACCCATATCAGTCCATCTTTGACAAAAACCAAAGTCTTCACCAAAATAACGCTTGGTGCTTGGATCATGTATCGTGTCAAATAAGTTATAAAAGTTTGGTTTCTTGACTTCTTTACCATTAATATTGGTAGGTTGAAATATCTGTAACTCAGGATAATGTTTAATCATACCCTCTAATACAGTTCTTTTAATTAACATACAGCCGGTTGGAGCGTGAGTTGCTTCTACAATACCACCATTAGAATGTATGGCATTTTGATCTTCTAGTTTAATTGGAAACGTATATCCAGGTCTTCTTAGTTGATCTTTGTTTTGAGCTTTATCTTTTTCTTGAAATATTTTATCCCAATCTAATGACTTCATTGGATAAGGACATGCAATAACATCTTTATCAGCTTTTAACATTGTCTCAATAGTTGCAAAGTCAAAGTCAATATCAGAGTCTATAAATAATAAGTGTGTATATCCGTCTTCATGATTTAACATTTCAGCCACACATAAGTTTCTACCTTGTGTGACTAAAGACGATTTCATCAAAGTAAAGCTGACCAATATCTTTCTCATTAAACAATCTTGTTGAAACTTTAATAATGCTTGCGTATAGTGAATAGAACACTCACTATGTACAGGTGTACAAACCATTATCTTCCAAGGCGACTTAGACTCTGGTTGAGGATCAGATAGATCTATCGTTTCCACTTTTTTCTGTTCTTCAAACCAAATAGGTTTATTGGGATTTTGCACTAATTACTCCTTTTAAAAATGTAGTCCACTGCATAGCTATTTTATTCCAGTTGTAATAAATGTGTGCGTATCTAGATTGAGAATCTAAATGATCGTGTATCTGTTTTTGATCTAATGTATAAGATGCTTGTTCTATACCAAAGCCAAACTTCTGTGCCATCGCTCTGTGATTAGCATCGTAAGGTATATACATTGGAAACTCTGCACCTGTTTCATACAAAGCACCAAAGTCATTGACGATGCAATATAAACCTGCAGCCATACATTCTAGTAATGATATACAAAATGTTTCTTCAAAGATGCTTGGATAAACATACATGTGATAATTTTTTAAATTATCTTTTATGTATTGATTAGGTCTATAACCAAGATAATTAACGTTAGGTAATTTTTCTGCTTGTTCGTAAAGTTCTTTGTATTCATGATCGTTTTGATCATAAAATTGTTTACCATAAACTTCTGTGGATGAATATACATCTAAAGTAACTAAAGGATTTTTTACTAATTGCATTGCACCTAACAATACAGACAAACCACGCCAAGGTGTGTTTTGATGTATTATTCTTATAGGCTGGTCTTTTTGATATGGTTTAGCTTTTTCTATTTGATCAATACCATTTTTAATTACTACACATCTGTTAGTTGGTATCTTAAAATGATCTCTAAACTTTTCATACGTCCAATGTGAATTAAAAACATACCAATCATACTTGTTATGATTAGCAGGGTTATTAAACCAGGGAGCTAAGTTTGGTTGATCGTAAGAATTTTTTTGCCAAAGTATATTTGGTTTTGTTGGATGCAAAGGTATTTTCTCTGGTACCGAAGTACAGATCTGTACTTGATCTAATAAATTGTTGTCGACGTATTTTTCTAAATACTCGAATTGTAATTCTGTTCCGCCTTTAGGGTTTTGGTTTCTTAGTATCATTCATAACTTTCTGGAAGACTTCTAAACCTTTATTAGTTACCTGCACAGTAACATCTTGTACAATATCAGGTCCTTCTTTCTTCTCTTTATATGTTTCACCAGTTTTTGTATTTCTATATGTTACTATAGTTGTACAATCTATCTTTGGTAAATTATCCGTTTTCATTCTGTCTATCTATTAATGCATAACTGACAACTACTTCTAATTTGTTTGCAGTTTCTGCTTGAGCTTTTATAGCATCTCCTTCTTCTAAATTCAAGCCCTGTTCTGTTGCATTAATAGTACTTGTTGCGGGTATATCCTTTCTAAAAAATTCTACATCTGTGCTTGCAGAACTATCTCTAAGATCACAGTTTACAGTTACGGCACCGGTGCTGTTGTTTGATATGTATACAGATTTTACAATGGCTACAGCAGTAGTTGCTATATTTAAAATTGTAGTCATATTTGTATTAGTCAATATGACACTAGCATTTTTATAATTTATACTCATGATAAAAAGTAATTAAACGCATCCTGTTCATTTTTCAAATCTTGTTGAAAAGAAAAGTTTAATTGATTTTGTAGTGTAGTTAAAGACTCTAATATCTGTCTTTGATTTTCTACATCGTATTCTTCTTTTGGTTCAGGTATGTAGTTTGTTACTTTTGCCATTATTATTTAACTCCAATACCTTGTAAAGCGCTTTTAAACTCTTGAAAAGTTAAAGGATTAGGTGGAGCATCTAGTAAATAATTAGCGTACCTCTCTTTAAATACACCATCATCAGTGTCTGTAATTACCTTTTCTGTAAGACTTAATAAACCTTCATTACCCAAATCATTATAATAGTCTGGATTTACTCTTTGATCATATAAACCTAAAAGATTACCTGCCGACATATCATATGTTGGTTCATTAAATTTTTTACCAAAGCCAAGTCTTTGTCCAAGGCCTCTAATTAAATTTCCAAAAAATCCTCCGCTACCAAGAAAAGAAAATAATCCTTGATTCCTACCTTTTCTAAACGCAGTAGGATTAAAAGCTTTTGCTCTTGCTATCTCAACTGGTGATACAACATTTCTACTATCAAAAAAACCTGGGTTAACTCTCTGACCACCACCCGCTGCAATAAAAGCAGATCTTAAATCTTGTGCCTCTTTACTAGCTTTGGGATCTACCCCTGGAGGTAATTCTACACCAGAATATCCATCATATCCTCGAAAATTACCAGTCTCTGCAGATTGTATATCTGCACCACCTCTGAAACCACCAAAATCTTTTCCTCCCTTTCCAAAGTCTCCTTCCAAAGATGGTAGACCACTAGGTCCTCTGTTTGGTTTACCTTTTAGTGATCCATATAAATTTAAATCTACAAGTATTTTTTCTTCTTCAGGTGTAATGTAAGCTAATTTAGCTGTAGGTGTATTTGGTGATGATTTAGCAATTCTTGGTGCAGTTACCATTTCTGATGGTCTATAATTTTTTACACCACCTTGCACTTCATAATCTATTCTTTTATCTATTGCCATTATCTTCTACCATCTGGTTGTGCGTCTAATCTTAGTGTGCCGTATCTCCAGGTTTCACCTGTACCATCGTTTTCTATCTTAACAGATACAAGTCTTCCTCTAGCTCGAGTATCTACCTTATCAGTTGTTGACGTAACTGTAAAGGGTCCAAGTGGAGAACTTACAGCCACATCGTCTGGATATGCACTGACCAATAAAGTTACTTTAGCATTACCTGTTTGGTATTTAAAATCGGGTATAAATCGTCTAACAGCCATAAAAAACTCACCATCTCCTCGATAATCTGCAACACCTGTTGCCTGACCTAATGCACTACGTCTTGATGTTATATCCCAATCTCCAGATCGTATGAACGCAGGAATAGCTGTGGTTGCTGTGCTATTAACTTGATCTGTGCCTTGTTCATGTTCGTAGTAAATACTAGCTCCATATTTATTTGTAATTCCTAATATGTCAGGGAAGACTGGCGTCAGTGTGTTCTCATAATCTGTGGCATAAGGATTATCAAATACACTTTGATCTTGATATGTGGTTCTATCAAGAGACGATGTTGTCCAACAGTTTTCAGAATAATTATAAGTTACACATCTATCAATTTGTTCAGACCCTGATTTAGGATAAAACCAGTTTACCTCTGTGTATAAATTATTTGCACCTGCAAAGATAACATCTTTTGCATTAAAGTTTAGTCCTAGATTATCTCCATCTGTACTGAATACAAAATCCTCAACAAGACATGGTAATGATTTAACTGTACCATCAAATACAAAAAATCCACCTTGTGATCCCATCCAAAACACAGCTCCATTTACGAAGGTTGCTGCATGTTGACTAATACATCCACAGTTTGTACCAACCTGTCTGACACTAAATGTAAAAGGTGGTCCAACAAATTGAATAACATACGCAGCAAGATCAGTTATAACAAACACATAATCTTTACCTTGAAGTGCTGCTCTTATTTCATTACCAGTATCTAATCTAAATGTACCGGCAGTATTGGTTGCTGTTGGTGTGTATGTATTTAAATCTTCTTGATTAGAAAATCTTACAAACATCGGATCTTGAGTTGTCGTGTCACCAATAGTTGTTTCTGTTCCAAAATGAAATAGATGTCTGTCTCTGTCTGAAACCAATGTAAATCTGCTCGCTGTAGGATTGTTTCCAGTTGCAAAACTTGATGTGGTTAATGATGCTCTGTTGGCTCTTGGATTTGATGCACCTGCATTCCAGGTAAAAGTCTTACCATTAAATATAGTTGCAACTAACACTTGACCAAAATTATCAAGACTCCAGTTTCCTGGATCTAGAACCACAGAACTTGTAGCTCTAGCTGTGCCCCATGTTGATGCTCCCCATGTAGATGTGCTCCAACCAAACCCTGTTGTTTGTGTTGTTGGTCCAACTTCAACATATGGATTAACAGTTACAGCTCCTGCAGCAGTCATGCCAGAACCTGTTTCAACAGACGCTGCTTGAACAGTAAATTTATCTACATCAGGCACGGTTAATATCTCATAAACTTTTTCTAAATCTGCAGCTGTGTAACCAGATGCTCCTGTAACAGTGACACTAGATAAGGTCACGTATCGTCCTACGTCTAATCCATGTGAACCTTTATTGATAGTTATAGTATTAGAGTTATTAACAGTTGTTAAAGTGCCTCCCGTTATCGCTGTATCTAAAGGTGTAATATCATAAAAATCATTACCATAATAAAGAAATAAACCTTGAGATGTTCCGATGGCAGAGTATTTTTCACCTGCAAAACTTGAAAACGCTACTTGTGCTCTAGCCGCTCCCGGTAGAGTTTTTTGAGCTGCTGTTAATTGTAACCAACCACCTATCTTTTCAGGTAACCCATATCTAAATCTTACAAAATCACCATCAGTCCATTGACCTTCTGCCCCTGACTCTGTATCTTGTTTGTTAAAACCTGGCTTGAATTTTAATTTTTGTAGCATATAGTGTTTTATATATTAGTTTTAAAAATAATGAAAGTCACAAATGATCAGCTTATTAACCAAAAATAATAAGTTAAATGAAGTCAAAAATAGTTTAACAGTTACTTATCCAAGAACTGTAAATATAATACATGGAAATTATCCATATCCTCATGTAATTCACAATTTTATATTAGATTTAAAAAATAATTTAGACCCTACTATGAAAAATTATACTAATGTAAAGGGAGGTATGACTCATTGGGATCATTACGTGGACAATGAAAATTTTAATGGTTTTATAGCTTTCTTAATAAATACTCATCAAACTACTCACCCTAAAATTTTTGAATATTTTTTAGAAAAAAATGTTGTTAGTAATGCTTGGGGAAATGAAATAAAACCAGGAGATAGTTTAAACTATCATACTCATCCTTGTGTACATGGTATTTTATATCTAACAAAAGGATGTGATTTAATTTTACCTGAATTAAATTTAAGAATAACCCCTGAACCAGGAGATTATTATATATTTCCTCCTGAAATATTACATGGTTTTGATATGTCTACTGAAAAAGAAAACAGATATAGTTTAATATTTAACATTACGGAAAAGAGTCATTTTGAATTTAATAAAAAAATAAGAGATAAAAATGAAAGACAAAACAGTAAACATAACTAACTTTATTGGAGTGTATGATAATTACATTACTGAACAAGAATGTAATAAAGCGATTAAATTATACGAAAATCAAAATAAATTTAATAATACAGTTAATAGAATAGGTGGAGAAAAAGCATCTATACTAAAAAAACAAGATCAACAATTTTTTGCTTTTGGAAATAACGTAGATGTTTGGTGGGAAGACTTAAAACCAATGATGTTAAATCTTGATTTAGCTTGGAATCATTATGTAAAAAACACAGGAGCTGATGAAGCTTATGGAACTCCCTTTCATTTTACATGTTTAAAGATACAAAAAACTTTACCCACAGAAGGTTATCACGTTTGGCATATAGAACATGGTAAAGGTTTTGAAAATGAACCTAGAGCTTTTGTTTTTTCTGTGTATTTAAATGATGTTGAGGAAGGTGGAGAAACAGAATTTTTACATTTTTCAAAAAGAGTAAAACCTAAAACAGGTAGAATAGTTTTCTGGCCTGCTGCATTTCCATATATACATAGAGGTAATCCACCTTTATCAGGTGAAAAATACATTTTAACTTCTTGGATGATGTTAAGATGAAAAGGTTTGACCCTTTTATAAATCAAAACTGTTTTTATCAATATGATCTAAAAATTAACTCTGAAGAAATAAATCAAATTATTTTTTTATTGAAAGATGATAAGAAACTTTATGAACAAAAAAGCACTTTTAATAAATTACACATATTAAATTTTCCATTATTAAAAAATCTTAGATCTCAAGTAATAAATATATTGGATAAAAATAATTTAATATTAGATAATAATTGGGCTCAATTATACAATAAAGAGGATAAACATAGTATTCACGTACATTCTTTATCGGTTTACTCCGGAATAATTTATTTAAATCCTGATAAATTAAGTCCTACTATTTTTTATGATAGAAATTTTGAAACGTATGTTCATGAAGGTGTAAAAAACACTTTGCTATTATTTCCGTCTTATATTCCTCATGAAGTTAAACCTTTGAATGAAGACGAACAAAGATTAATAATATCTTTTAATACTTTAAGAAGAGTATGAAGTGGGTCTTGGGCCTAATCTAGCAATCTTATCAGCTTCACTTTCACCATCAACGTTGTTGCTATCCCAATCAGATTGTAACTGAGCTAAATGAGCTGAATCCCATCTAGTAATAAAATCTTGAAAGTCACCTAAATTTGCATCTTCCCAACTACAATGAGGAGTACTATCTCTGTGCTCCACTGTATCATTTGGATTAGATGTACCATATTGAATAGCCCAAATGTTATTCCATTTAGCTAGTCCCCAAAAATCATTGTCTTCAATTACATATCCAAGACCTTCACCAGCACCTTCAGCATGGTTTTTAATTACCATCTTATCTTCTAAAACTACTGTCCATGTTGCGTTCGTCGCCATAATTTCTCCTACGTCTTAATAATATAAATAATTGTTAAATAAGGTTGTACAACAGAAGTTGCAGTTCCACTAAAAGTTGCACTCATGTTATGCGAGTGACCTTGTCCAGAACCTGCTGATGATGTAGTGGCGTTTGCAGGAAAACCAGAAACTCCAGCGTTAACCTGAGATCCACCAGCAGTAGCAGGTCTTATGACACTTAGTGGGTGACTGTGTGATGCTAATTGAGCTGTTGATAAAGTTGCATTAGCTGTAGAACCTCCAACTGTTCCTTCAGCTGCCACGGTGTTTGCTCCACCCGTTGATGCTAAAGCTTTAGTTCCAGATTTACCCATTGCAACGTTGTCTTGCAAATCAGGTAAATTAAATGTTGATGCACCATCTCCAGCTCCGTAAGTTGTTCCTATGATTGCAAATAGTGCAGAATAAGTTGATCTTGAAACAGCTGCGCCATTACACTCTAAGAAACCTGTTGGCACTGAAGAAGAAGACCACGGCACAATAGTTGCCGTAGGAATTCCTTCGATACCTGTAAGATTTGCTCCATCGAAATCGTATCTTGTTGCTTCGTAATTTGACATCTATTATTTCTCCTTATACGTCCAACCTGTTGTTGCATCTCCTGAGAAGACTAAACAAAAAGCTGCGCCTTGTGTATTGACTACTAGATCAGATGCTGCGTTAGCTATATTAGATCCATTTCTTCCAACAGTCAATGCGTTACTATTAAAATCATAACCTTGATCTACGAATGAGACTTCATCTCCCGTAGCCGGTGATGCTGGTAGCGTAATTGTTACTCCACCACCACTTGTATTTACTAAAAGTTGAGCACCTGCTTGAACTGTTTCAGCTGCTGAAACCACTCTCCAGTTTCTTTGCTCAGATAATTTTACAACATTTGTACCATCAGAATATAATACATAATTGTTTCCTTCACATAAAAGAACACCTGTACCTGATGATGTTTTAAAAGTTAAAGTATTTCCTGCATGGTCACATGCATTTTGAACGTGATAAACTTTTTCAATTGAATCTGGAATACTAACTGTTCTAGTTCCAGCTAAAGTTCCTGTTAATTTAATAACATCATTTTTACCATCTGATAAAGCACCATTGGTAAATGTTAAAGATCTATTAGCATTGGTTAAGTTAAAAGTTGTAAAACCACCAATAGCTTGTTCTAAAATTAATAAGTTTGTATTTGTAATTTGACCCCAAGTTCCCGAGTTTTCACCGGTTGCTTGCACAGTAAGTTTTAGGTTAGCAGATGTTGAATTCGCCATTTTTTAATTCCTTATTCGTTCATTTTATTAAAAATATGAGTTTCTGTCAAACTCATTATGCAGCCACCTCTTGCCATCCTGGAGGTGTTATAGGCGCTGAACCTGTGTTAACTTCGTTCCAGATTAAAGCACTACCAGATCCTTGGTTCATAGTCAAGCTTAAACCTGTTACTGCAATATCAACATGAATATTAATAACAAATGCTGAAGAAAGTCTTGCTTCTAATGGGAATCCTGTTGGTACAATTTCTTGACCAGGAACCGCTGTAACTGTTCCTAATCCAGCTGTCATTGCAATTCCTGAAGGAGTTGCACCTGCTCCAGCTTGACCCACAGCTGTTCCTAAATTTGCAGTTATTAAATTTCCAGTTACGCCAGCATCAGGAGCTGGGTCTACAATACCAAGACTTGCTTGTGCTACGTTTAAAGTATTAAGAGTTAAATTAGCATTACCAGTCATTGCTAATGTTCCAGCCGCAGCTGTCATTGCAATACCTGTTACATCAACGTTTGCAAATTGACCTTCAACTCCCCACGCATTAACATTCCAACCTTGTCTACCCCAACCTGTTTGATTAAACGCGTCCACAGTTCCAAGACCCATGGACATTGCAATACCTGTAGCCATTGCATCCGGACCAGCATCAGCTGTTCCTTCGGCGGCAGTTAATGCAACACCTGTTGGAAATACTTTTGTTTGAATGTCAATGGTTGTGGAACCAAGAGCAGTTGTAATAAGTTGATTATTATTTGTAGATGGACCAGTATTTACACTGATGTTTATTTGTTCATTACCTAATGTAGCGGTAACAGGAAAGCCTGTTAAAAGAACATTACCAGCAATACCCCAAGCACCATCATTCCAGTTGAGTCTACCCCAACCAGTGTTAATTTCACCAACAGTTGTTTCGTCACCTAAAGATGCAGTAAGGGCAATACCCGTAAGTGTAAAAGTCGGGTCTGCTGAATCGTTCCATTGGTTTTGACCCCAAGAGCCAGTACCCCAAGTTCCTGATGCCATAGGAGTTTACCTCCTACGATTAACCAGAGATCCTTAGAATCGCTGCTGTTGATGTGTTAGCCGGAAACT